CTCGCCCAAAATGGGGCTTGTATGGGCTTGCTTCTGAGTGAAGCAAAAACACCTTTTTTAGCAGGGTTTCATCTTGGTGGAAACACCAGTGAGAAGTATGGGTGCATGCAAACTGTAACCCAAGATCAAGCAAACTTACTCATAGGAAAATTGAGTGAGATGCCAGGTGTCTTATTGTCTGCAGAGACAGGCACCATCCCTGCCACACAGTATGGACGAACTGTGTTAACTTCGGAACACGTCCACCCTCATAGCGTTTTTACTAAGCTGGATTCAAGAGCTTATATTGACGTTCTTGGGAGTACTTCCTTGCGTACTCAACAGAAGAGCAGTGTCGTTAAGTCGATTATTTCTGACGCTGTTGAGGAAGCGTGTGGAGTTCCCAACAAATGGGGGCCACCAAAATTGCGACCTAATTGGAAGGCTTACAATACAACTCTTGAGCATATTGTAAATCCTGCTGATATGTTCGCACCTTCTGCTCTAGAACGAGCTCGCCAAGATTGGCTTCAACCACTAATATTGCGTATGCGAGAGTATGTGCAAAAAGAAGATTTCCGTCCTTTGGATGAGAGGGAAATGGTATGTGGTATTGATGGGAAACGATTTCTCGATCCTGTCGATATGACCACTTCCATGGGATTTCCAATTTTCCAAAAGAAGAAGAAATTTTTCGAAGACGTTGTTGAGGGCAATGTTCTGGTGGCAAGAGAACCTTGTGCAGAAGTCAAGGCGGAAATGCAACGCTTGTATGAGTGTTGGGATCGAGGAGAGCGAGGTTATCCTGTAACTTCAGCTACTCTGAAAGATGAACCCACACCACTTTCTTCAGAGAAAGTGCGTGTTTTCCAAGCTGGAGCTGTTGGCCTTGGTTTGTATATTCTCAAGTACTTCCTACCCATTGCTCGATTTCTAAGTTTAAATGCTTTGATGTCAGAGAGTGCGGTTGGAGTAAATGCTTTTTCAAATCAATGGGAAGAGCTAATGGAACACGCTAACAAGTTTGCACCTGATGATAAGGTCATAGCTTGGGATTATTCCAAGTATGATGTTCG